TACGCATAAAAGTTAAATAGCATAACATAAGCACTGCTAATCCTTTAAATATCACCCCCCCCCCCCTAATATCAGTTCTTCCTAATTTATCTTGAAACAGATCTTGAAACATATTATATCTTATATATATATTATTATTTTGTCAGTTTTGAGTTATTTTCTGCGTAGCCGTAAATAAACTTTATTTTTGAATAAGATTTGATTCGCTAAACTCATTGGTACCAATTACGCATATTATACACATTCCATTTGCTACAATGTGTAAAAAAAAGGTATGAATATATACAGAGGTATAATATATGGGTTCTTTATTTATAGGTGATTTTGACAAGCGATAATATAATAAACATTCATTAAATACAAACATGGTAACAAATAACATTACTGTTTTATACCATAAATTCGCATATGTAAAATGTTTACTATCACGAAACGTGACAGATATAATAGATGACAACGCAAATATAATGTCTATCATTTTTACAACGCTTGTACGATACAATTTATTCCAGTGTATCATTGTTGTTATATAAAGAACTCCTAATATGAAGGATGTTAAATAATATTCGTAGTAAAAAGTAACTATACTATTTGCCAAAACAATTTGTCCTGTATATAATCCTATCCTTGATATATGCTGTGGTATTAATAATTATGACATAATTGATATAAATTATAACAATTGTTTTATATTAATTTAATATATATATTAATATATATATTAATATATATGAGAGCAAACAACGTAAGAATATAATATGTATTATAATATGTATTATATCATTTTTTTTATTAGTGTGTACATTTTGTCAACTATTGAAGAATGGTTAGCGCATAAATACATTATGCATAAAAAATCAAATGTTTTTAAAAAAATATACGACAATCATTTATTACATCACATAAAAACACAAAAAAATTATACTATTATAGATAATAATCCGGATTATATTTGTTTTGATATTTTTTCCATGGATGGCCTAGTTCAATGTGTCGTTCTTTTTACAGTTAATTACGGGTTCTTATACATGCTATTTCATAACTACGTGTCTTCCTACGCAATTTCGGCTACTATTATACTTTTTATTATGATAAACGTCTTAGTTTGGAATACGTTTCATTCATATATTCATGGAATGGATGCGTATGAAATATGTATTCCAAAGGGAGTTCCCAGAAAATATATTAATGAGGATAATGTTTATGTAAAATGGGTATTAAATAATCATAGAGCGCATCATGATAATAATACTGGGAATTATAATATTGTGTTTCCTGGGGCTGATTTTTTTGTTGCGTGGATGTCCAAGAGGTAGAATTAATGGAATGGTGCTCTAGTCGGCGGATACTTGTGAATAGTTAACATAGAAGATGACCACAGTTCTCCATCTATATACAACTCGCCATATACATACGACCTAGTAGTTGTAGTGCCATCTAGTTTTGTAAATACGAATTCGCCATCACGTTTATTGTTTATATAATTACCAATAGAATATTCTCCATCCCTATATGTCTCTTTCCCGTACCCTTCGCGATTTCCTTCATTGTAATTGCCCTCAAATAACATATCCCACCATTTTTCCTTACATGTCCCGTGTTTTTTCCCATTCTGAAACCCTCCTGTATAGTGATTCTTAAATTCATCCTCAAAATACCCTATTCCATGAAACTCGCCATTACCATCTACTTGTCCAACGTATTTAGAGGAGTTGTCATATTGTATCACTACATTACCATGAGGCAATGTATTGCTATAAATAATGTTGCCAATGCGAATGCTTGCTGTCATGTTTTCTTATGTCTAATATACTCATTAAAATATAAGTAGTTTATTTCAATTTTTTGTCGGTATACATAACAATGGCTAACGCAATGCCGCCAGGCAAAATAGCCTTATGTTTTCTAATCAGTTATACACACATATTAAATAAAGAACATCTATGGCGAAAATGGATAGAACCGAACAAAGATATTATCAATGTCTATTTTCATTATAAAAATATGAGAGAAATATCGTCGCCCTGGATTCTGGAGAATTGTATCCCGCATAATTTTATTATAGAAACCTCGTATCTCCACGTTACCCATGCTTACATGTCTATCATGTCATATGCTAAAAAAAAGGACGAGCGTAATCAGTGGTTTTGTATGCTGACTGATTCATGCGCTCCTATTATCTCTCCATTTCAATTTAGACAACTGTTTTTAGAGAATTATAATTTCACTATTATGAATTGGAAAAGAGCCTGGTGGAATATAGATTTCCATACACGTGCCAATCTACGCAAACTGCGGTCTGAATACTGGTTAGCGAATGATCCGTGGTTTGTTTTAAGGAGGGCAGATGTGGATTTATGCCTACAGTATGTAAAGGCGCATAGACAAACGTATGAACTTATATGCGCCGGAGGATTGGCGAACGAAAGCATCTTTGCAATTATTCTCTCGTTTTATAATAAATTAAATGAATGTAAGAGAGAAACAACGCATATAACGGACTGGTCTAGGCGTTCTAGTCCGACTAGCCCGCACACGTTTACTGATGGTGGTGCGCCGGATGTTGCTGTCATAAAAAATTTATTAAAGGGGAATAAATACGCGATGTTTATTAGGAAGGTTGGTCTTCAGTTTCCTGACGCAATTGTATTAGGGCATATGAACCCGACTAATAATCATCTCATTTAAATTTTCAGAGATTTTGTTATTTTGAAATAAAACAGATGTTTTTTTGCTTTTACAAAATTTAATATATTTTTGTATTATAATATATATGTCGCAAATGTATTATGATATAATATAAAAAAAAACATATTGGCACTGTTCGTAAAAAGCTTAAAACCTCTGAAATACAAATGATAAAAAAAGGCAAATTTATACCTGGCCTGTTTAAAAATTGTAAAACATGTTCTAAAAAACATAAATAATTTTGAAAATTTTGATATAAATATAAAAATGATTATAAAATTAATGCAATATAATCATTTGAATTTTCCAAGAAAAGATAAACTGGTAAAAATAATACATAATAATCTATTTGAAGAAACGTTGATGAAAATTGTAAAAGGATTTATGAATTATAATACTTCTGTTACTTTATTAGACGAATATTGTTTATTTGAAACTATAAAAATTAAAGAATTCTTGCTTCAGAAAGGATATATTGTTGAGGATATATTCATTGATGATGATACTGTGAAAAATATAGAGGATGGGCAACTGAGAGGGATTGAGGTGTGGTTAATGTAAAGGAACCAAGGTTCTTCACTTTAGGTGAGAACCCTCCTTCACCTTAGGTGAAGAAGTTGTGTAATTTTACAATATGTTATTAATTTCTGAACTGGTACAATCTTAGCAACAGTTGCCGGGTTGGTCGCGTTTTCCCAGAAAACCGCGGAAGGGTTACCCAAAAAGGACGTCTGCGCAACTTCATTTTTTTATTCCTTCGCACTGACGCCCCAATCATTGTCTTTGGCTTCTGTGGGTAAATATTTTTCGGATGAGGACATTTCAACAATAATGCCATGTTTAAATCCTTAGGTATAATTCCATTAGGTACCCAATTTGGAGGCGTCAAGGGGTTAAATGTTCCAGGAACTATTTCAATTATATTGCCATTTAGTAAATACCTAATTGATACATTTGTTTCAAGACAAAAAGTTAATAATTTGTTTACATTATTTTCAAATCCACTAACCGGGGATGATGCATCTATAAGAAGAATTATTTTACCATCAATTAATTTATTGTTTTGAACGTATCTTGTATTATTATCTTTTAATACTTCAGCAACTAAATCACGCAACGACCAATTAACACAGTGACTTAATGCTTCGCCGCATATTAATATTGGATATCCGTCCGTTGTCAATGAATTATATAATGTTTTATTAAATTTAGTATTTAAAAACACTCCGTCAGGCACATCAGTTCCTGCTATATTTATTTTGCTTTCATTTTTAAACGTGGTTAAAGAGCCTGTATAATATGTTGGGTTTATATATGTTATTACTTCTTCTATTGGAATTTCAGCTTTAAAAATGCTATACATTTCAGTTGCTTCATTTTGCCCTTTTATATAATATTCAACTTTAGTTTGAGGGGTCACACTATCTAACACTGTTTTTAATTTACTAAACACTCTATGACCATCACCGGTTTCAATACAATGATTCGGCCATATAAGCGGACTACCTTTATTATAAGACGGCAATTCTTTGATATATTTTATTGTCCATGTTTTTAATTCATCTCTTTTGGGTTTAAAATACTTTGTGTTATTATTATATGTTCCAACAATCCTAGAATTTTCATCAACAGTAAATGTTGTATAAAACTCAATAGTTTGGTCAGCTGCTAGGACTTCATTGTTATATTCATCATACTCTACAACTTCCCAATAACCTGTATGTCCAATATGATTCATAGTGTGAGTATCTAGTGTGACAAAAATAGCATTTAATTTTGAATAATTGGTTTCAATAAATTTGGCGATTTTTGTAGAATCTGTGTCTGCTCCCACTACCGCAAGACTTCCTCCTTTATGAAAATCTACTTGAGGATCTATAATAAGAAAATTTGCATTAGTCACATCTAATGTTTTAAAAAAATTATTCATATAATACAATTATACTTAAATTATACTTAAAAAATTACTATTTAATAAATTGTAATAATTCTTACAAAATGTCCATATTTGAAATAAAATATCCCCAGATTCTATAAATGATACATGATAAAATGAATAAAAATCATTACGTAGTTATGTTTTTTATTATGATACTTTCAGGATTATTATCAACGATGAATGTCTGGGTAACGCGGTATCAAGACATACGATTTAGCATTAATGACCTTTATATGACATTATTGATGACAGGATGGATGTTTTTATTTATGGGAATGTATTACAAAGAAACCAGCGCATTTTTATTTGGATTAGGTTTAGTTGTCATTAATTTTTGGTGTATAAGAATACAATTTATGGTTACACAAAATCAATATTTATTAGGAATGATTCCGCATCATTCTATGGCAGTTCACATGAGTAAGCAATTATTAGAAAAGAATAATAACATTCAACCCTTTTTAGAAAAAATCATTACAAATCAAGACCGCGAAATTCAGTATATGCGTGAGTATTCCGCAAATTTTAGCATTATTCCTTAACACTTCCACCTATTTTCACATTCAATGCATGTGACAAACGTCGTCATTGGCTCATCCGCACTACGTGTTTGTAGCTGGTAATATGTACATTTGTTAGAATGACACTTGCGGCATTTAAAGGTATCTGTTGCTGCCTCCAGCTTCACCTCAAACTTATTTTTATCTCTTTTGATTTTCTCTTGAATCAAGGTATCCCATTTCTTAGGATTCATCTCCTGGTGCGTCATAAACGCAATATTATGCGGTTTAATGTTGCCGCTCATAATATGCTCTAATAGCTCAGGATTTTGTAGATTGATATAAATGCTACGCAGTCTGTCTGCGTAAATTTGGACGAAGAATGGATTATCCCACTTCTTGACTACTTTACGGTTAGTTGCTTCTTTTAACGAATAATTATATACTCCCTTTTCTAAATTCAAGGAGTAGGTCGGATGCTTTAAAACGTCATTTAATTTAGTTCGGATATTCTCACGAAACTGAACTGGATTAGCAATGGTGTTCATCTTATTTAAATATATTGAATTATATTTAAATAATAATTAGAAATCAATTTTTACGGGGGCTTGCCCCGTATTATACTTGTGATTCCCCAGTATAGTCATATTCTTCTTCACTAAGCTCTGACCCAATATCTTCTACTTCTAGGTCCCCATCGCCTCCTCCGATATCGTCCTCACCATCGCTGTTATCCGACACTGTCCCGTCGCTATCATAATCAGACGCATCTTCGTCATCATCAACATCGTCATCTACGACAAACCCGTCCTTCAAATATCCCCCATTCTTCGTCTTCTTATTAGAAGGGACATCATCTAATTCATCTGCTTCAAATTCGTCTTCTGCTGCGGTTGCGGCTAAATCTTCAAATCCTCCAAATAATTTCTCATAAATCTTGTTCCAAATAGGAATAGTGAGAGAAAAAAGAGTATACTTGTTATTCGCTCCCTTAATTTGACTAACGACTGCACAACTACCAAAAAACAAGGTGCTGTCAATAGGCGGCGGGAAATCATATTTATTTTCCATATTCGCCTTACCCTCGGTCTTCGCATAAACGGCTACGCTATACTTCTGCCCTTCTAACTTAATAGACCACTCTGTTTGCTTTGTAAAATTGTCGGGCTTCTTGAACCCACATTTCTTATATAAATCCTCCTCCTTATAATCCTTCACATTCAATGTTTTTAGTGTCCCTGTTTTATCTATAATAATAATGCTTGTCATATTATGTATTATCTTAATAAGGTTTAAATAGTTTTTATTATTATATTATAGTCTTCTTCTGAAATGAGAATATATATAGATAACTATTCCCCTGCTAACATCATGACGCATTTAGGCAGATTGGATGCTCATTTTAAGACAAGCAGTAAACATATTAAATTGTATTCAAACGATGGGCAATATGTAATGGATAATAAACAATATTATAAACTTCTGACGGTAGATAAACCGATTATTAAGAGAACGAATTACAATAATTCAAACATGAGTTTGTTAATAGATGTTAGCCATACTATAAAGGAAGAAGTGCTTTCTCAGGTGCCTTTAAATCACCTTATAATAGAGCATACTATATTTACTTATACGTTAAATAATCTTATATTGAATGTTGAAGGGTATTATGAACATAGTGATGTTACGGCTTCTACTAGTGGTAGCAATGCCTTTAATATAATTAATAGTAAGAATATGACACTTGAAAAATATAAGAATTTTGTGCCTATTGATTTTTATTTTACGTTAAATGACCGCGAATTGTTAATAAATGGAGTAGACAATTGTTTGGATAATTATTTTGTAAAGGAAGCTCTATGCACGTTACTTATGGGGGACAGAGTCCCCGTATAAGTTAAACGTAATTGGGGGTTTACGTGGGCTCTGCCCCCGTATAAGTTAAACTTTGAGTTGTATAATCTTATAATTATATAACTACATATGTTTTCAGGAATATTACAAATTACAATTATGTCTATTATATTAATATTTTTAGTTCATCATTTATTTACTTTTTTTAAGACTAATCTAACAGTACCTAAGATTAAAGATTTAGTAAACTCACCAGTTCAAAAATATGAAGATATGTTTAATGTGATTAAATCTAGTAATACGCATACAAATACTCATATTAACACCCATATGAATCCTTATACAGATGATTATACTTATAGCACCAATATTTCGGATTTATTACCGCCAGATAATGATCCAGAGTTAATGAAAACCGAATTAAAAAACTTTTTAAAGGGACTTGCTACAGCAAAGGAACCATCCATAAACCTACATCTTTAGAAACATCCCACATTTTTTATAATATCTAGGTCCAATGACAGATCTACGTCCATGAATTATCATGTCGTCGTTAAATATTAAGGCGTCGCCAACCCCTAACTTAATTTCATCCATTAAATGCGAATGAATTATTTTTTCTTCTAAAAACTCATTAAATCGTTCTATAATAGCTATATCATCCAGCGTATTTTTATCGCTTTTTATGGCTTGTGTATAATTGAATGAAATCTTATAATATGGATGATTATATTCTAATATTTGTCGTTTATGATGATTGATGCTATCAGAAGAAAAATAAATCTCGCGACCAATTAACTGGTCAAACAATGGAATATAAGCAGTATTGGTTTGATGCAAGGAATCTATGTATTGTATTAGTTCAACTACTAATGTATTGCTTATAACAGTAGTTAAGCCGGAATATTTACATGGATAAATACATACTAACTCAGTCAAATTCGCATTTTGCGAAGATACTGTATTATCTGTATGTAGTTTTAAATGTTCGTCGCGCTTCCAAGGTTTTAGCTCAGAAGTTTTGGCCGACGGTATATCGTATTGTACATTTACCCAATAATCTTCTTGGTCTAGCTCATTATATTTTAGTTTGTCTACACGAATCATTGCGCCTATATATTGATTTAATTGTGTATAATATTTCATAATATCATCATATGACATGTCCGGATCAATCGCCCTTATAATTACATATTCTTGATGCTTATTTACAAATAATTCCTTAATATGATTGCCAAAGGCTTCAATGTTATTCGTCTTTAACATTATTTCAGTCATAATATAAATTATTAGATAATTAATATTATAAAAGTTACATGTGACACGTACAATTAGGATTACATGTTATAGTAAGTTTTCGCGTTCGTTTAGGCAAGTTATTTAAAAATTTAATCTTCAAATCCACCGAGTTATATTTGGAATATATTCCTGACTTAAAAATCGCCTTAATTCCAGTAATCTCTGGGTATTTAATTTCATCAGGTAAATAATAGTAATTTGAAGTAGTGCCTTGTCTTATGATTAAATTTGTGGCTATTTTAGATTGCTCTGAGTCATTGAACACTATGGTCCATGAAGCATCTACTACTTTGTTATTTGTACTAACTGTATGCAATATTTCACGTCTACAATATATAGTGCCTACAACTCTTCCATCCTTTGTTTTTAATGGAGCACCGCTTTTTAATGCTAAAAATTTATTATCATTCTGGCCATCAATTGTAGAAAAATCTATGCGATTGTTGTTATTTAATAGTGGTTGTAGCTCATAATAATAAGTTTGGACTAAACAATTGTGGCATTTTTTTTTAGGTGGAGGTGGTGGCGCAGGCGCTTGTTGTACTATAGGTTCTGCTGCTGGAACAGGATACATACCAATTCGTGGTCCCACATGTGACATTATATATATAATACATATTTTTATTTTATTATATTTATATTAGTTAAAATGACAAGGACAATATCCATTTGGAAGTAATTCCATGGTTATTTGTGCTTTTTTACCCAAATAAGTTAAAGTATATATAATTGCTGAATACTGTTTGTATATTCCAGTAGCGTAATCAGAGTGTATTCCAGTAATTGGTTCTAATGGTATTGGATATAAAGCCGACCCTGGATTTAATGTAACATATTCAGAAGAGGTTACTATAGACTCGTTCCTAAATATTATATAAAAAAAATTCTCAGACTCTTGTTCGTTAGTATTTAAATTATAAAATATTTGCCGTCTAAAATATATAGTGCCTACTAAATTATTATTAACATCATATACAGGTGATGTAGATCGTACTCCGAAAAATTTTCCAGCAAAAGTTCCGACTATAGACGACCCATCAATACGCAAAGCATTTTTTTCTAAAGAATCTACATCAAAAAAATAATTTTCTGTTAGAGTTGTCATATATATAATGTTAATAATAAAATTATTAACTAAGCAATAGTAATATAATTTTTCAAATCAATAAACAGTTCAACACAAAGGGTATAAAGATATAAAACTATATAAAATATGTCTCATTTTAATACCATTTTACAGTCATTCCCTAACATTGAACCTCCTTATGTACAACTACATAAACAGATTCCAACAAGCGCTAATCTATTTTTAGCTATTCCAGAAGGGAAAAAATGCTTTGCATGGTTTACCTCGCATAATGACCAAAATGTGTGTGTTATAATGGAAATTAACGTCGGTAACAAAAACTTCAATAAGACTTATTTCATACAGACTTGTTTTTGTGACGAATTGGCGTATGGGACTGTTTTATATGGAACTACCTTTAGGTATGACAACAATACCTTTTTTGCGATTGAAAATGTATTATGGTATAAGGGTAAACAACAATATAATGTATTGGCAAATCACCTATTGTTGGCGGATATATTTAAATATGATTTAAAGCAGGTCGCATATAATTCTAAGATGGTCGTGTTTGGTCTACCTATTATGTCGCAATCATTAAATCCATTAATGAATACAATTAAGGTGTTGCCGTATAAAATAGATTTTATACAATATACTGTAAACAATAAGTCATATAAGATTAAGTATAGTGAAGATTTGCTAAATAACGTTAATACAACCTATTACCATAAGACTGATTATTCTAAGCATCATACACAGTCTGATTATAAGCCTCATACACAGTCTGATTATAAGCCTCATACACAGTCTGATTATAAGCAAAAACAGTCTGAATATTCTAAGCCACAGTTCAAACAACCAGAATATAAATTACAGGAATTAGTATTTAGAGTGACACCAGATATCCAAGCAGATATTTATAATTTATATATGTATAATCCTGTTACAAAAACGGCAGATGTATTCTATGATGTAGCGTATATTCCTACATACAAAAGTAGTGTAATGATGAATAAGTTATTTAGAAATATTAAGGAAAATAGGAATTTGGATTTATTGGAAGAAAGTGATGATGAGGAAGAATTTGAAAATGATGCGATTGATAAATTTGTGTATTTAAACAAAGCGTATAATATGGTATGTACATATAATACGCGTTTTAAAAAATGGGTACCGGCAAGAGTAGCGGAACGGGGCGTGCGCATCACAATGCGTGGGCAACGTTAAACCTTTACGGGGGCAAGCCCTCGGCAAAGCCAACCCAACTTCTTCACTCACATTAAGTGAAGTGAAGGAGGGTTCTCACCTAAAGTGAAGAACCTTGGTTCCCTTACTTGGTTCCCTTACTTGGTTCCCTTATTAAAAGTGTATGTATAATATATATGCACGACTTTAAACAATATATTTTTCCTGATAATAAGTTTGCCAATTATACAAATTCGCATGACCCTGGCGCGTTTGGAAGCATCGCATATCCTGAGGGCCCCAATACATTACCTAATAACTATAGCAACAATGCCGCTGCAGCAAATGCGTCCAGAGGAGGTAGTCGTAAGCGTACTCTTAAAAATAGAATAAAAAAAATATATCGTAAATATAAAATGGCTGGTCGCAAATCTACTAGACGAAAGATTAGAAAACTTAGGAGGTCATTGAAAGGAGGCAACAGTTGTAATAATCGTGGAATTTATGGCGTAGGAGGCAGGCGAAGACGTAATACAAAGCGACAGCGTGGAGGGTATGGACAATATCAGAATAATGCCCCTATTACACCAGTAGCTTCTTTAGGAGGTCATCTAAATTCACATAAC